ATAGGATGTCAAAGAACTTTATCCAATCAATGAAGAAACAGCTAATTGGTCTTAATGTTTTTGCTGAGCATGAACATGATATTGAAAAAACATTAGGTTATGTTTCTGCAACAGATGGTACTGATGATAGTGTTACTGTTGAAACTGCTTTGGAAAATCCTGAAGAAAATTCTTTGGTTAAAAGTATATTGAAAAAAGCAGCCCATGGTACAAAGTTCTATTATTCAGTGCTTGGACGCATAACTAAAGCTTACAAAAAGAAAGATGAAATTCTGAATAAAACAATTAGAGAAATTGATGATGGTGAAATATATGAAGTTAGTATTACTGCTTTGCCAGAGGGGAATGTAAGTTTTGCAATGCCTATCATGAAATCATTCAAAAGCTTGATGAAAAATATTGATATCAATAATGATGGTGATGATGATAATGATAATAGTGATGATACTGGTGATGACTTTGGTGAAAATGATGAAGATGTTACTGATCAATTTACTAAAGCTTTAGAGGAAATGATGGAGAATAATAAGATCAGAGATGATATGTGGAATCTATTTTATTCATTTACAAATGCAATTAGAGAAATTGCTGAAAATGATTCATTAGAACCGGCCGTCAAGAAAGAAAAAATTATGAATCTTTCTGCTGAGTATTCAGATAAAGTTGAATCAATGTCAAATACTATTGCAGATCTAGTACAAAAAATCAATGAAGATCTTGGTGTATTAGATGAGGTATAACATAAACAATTGACAAAAATAATTAATTAATTTTATACACAATTCAATTGGAGTTAAAAATGAAAAAAAGTAAAATCAATGGTGAAGTTATTGCAAAGGCAATAACAGATGCATTAAAAGGATTGGCAGATACAGTTGCTAAATCTATTGATGATGAAAAGCCATCCAAGGATAATGGCAAGTCAGATGGTGATGGTGGTGATTCAAAAACTCAAAAAAATGTTGTTATCAATGTTGATGAAAAAGCAATTACAAAAGCTATTACTGATGCCTTTGCTCTATTAAAAGATGATAGTGATAGTGATGGTGACAAAGTAACTGATGCTGATAAAATCAAGGCTGCTATATCAAAAGCAGCAAAAGAACTTGGTATTGATGAAAATGATCTTCAGGTTACTATTAAAGGTATCAAGAAAAGCAAAACAAATGCTGATGATGATGATGATACTGATAATACTGATGATGAAGAATTCATTAAAAAGCTTGTAAATGCTGATGGGGATGATTACAGCAGCCCTGAATTTGAAAAGAAATTTAATGCTATGACTAATGAGCAAAAAGATCAAGTATTAGATAACTGGTTTTCCAATAAGATGTCTAATGTTATTTAATGCCTAACAGTAATTATTGAAATAATGTTTGTGGTGAATTAATTTTATAAAACTAAATTTGAGGTATGAAATGAAAAAAGGTCTCAGAGATGCTTTAAGAAAAGCATTATCAACAACTGCTGGTTCTGGTGGGGATTTTCTTCCAACACCATTAGCAACACAATTCATTAGTCATGTTCGTGACATGAACTTTATGCGTCAGTCTTTTCAAACAACAACGATGACCAGTAAAACAAAAGACTATCCAAAACTGCTTGGTGGAACAAAGGTTTATTATCAAGCAACTGAAGGTGGTACTGCTAATAAAACTAGCGTTAACACTGGTACAATCCGTTTGACTGCTAAGAAGTTTATGGCACAGATTGATATGAGTACAGAGGTTATTGAAGATGCTCAAGGTGATATCAAATCAGTTATAAGGCAGCATTTTGCTGAACAATTTGCAGAAGCTGAAGAAGAAGCAATGATTGTTGGTGATCCTGATCATGCATCAACAACAGCAACAGAATCTGCTGCTACTGATGTAACATGGTTCAATAAAGATCACAGATTATCATTTTACGGTCTATTAACATTAGCAAGTGATATTGCTGGTGAGATCAATGATGATACTCGTGCTGCTAACAGAGTAAATGCTGCTGGACTTGAAATGAGCACTGCTATTGCTCGTCAGGGATTATATAACATGGGTAAATATGGTCGTGTTATGAAAAATATAATCCTTATTGTTAATCCATGGTCAGCTAACCAGCTGCTTGATGATACAAAACTTGTTACTGTTGATAAGTATGGTGCTGGTGCTACTATTATGACTGGTGAATTTGGTGCACTGTATGGAAAGATCAAAGTAATAAATTCTGCATTTTGTACTAATGGTTATGGTGTTCTAACTCACAAAACAAATCCTATTATTGGTGATAGACGTTTAATCAAAATAAAAGAAGCGGAATGGATCAGTGATGATGTTATTTACTTTGTACTAACATCAAGACTTGACTTTACTATTAACTATAAAGGTGCTCTTTGTCAGCTGCACAGTCTTGATGAACCTTCTGATGAAAGCTAATACATGTGAATGGATGCAATTCTGAATTTAGGCAGCTTAATTGCTGCCTAAATATTTAATTCAGCTAAGGGGATACATATATGTGTGAGCTTAACATTAAAACCGGCGGTTACAAATTAGAAACTACAGGAAGATTTGCAACACCAGACAATATTGAGGAATTAGAAGATAAAGAAATAAAAGAACTTTTAGAAAAAGGGGCTTCAGCTTATGAAGTCTTAATGCTAAGAAAAAGTAATCATATTGTTGTTGGTGCATTAAATAATATGACAGCTAATTTGCAAAAAAAAATTACAGATAGTGAAAAGCAAAGTAGTATTGTTCTTGAAATGTTACAAAAAATGGAAGAAAATTTTTACATCAATTTACCTGTTGATAAGCATATAGAACCTACCAATGGATCAACTAAAAGAAAAATCAATGATGTTGTTTTAGAATTGAGTAAATTTCATGAATCTGAAAGAAGGAAAAAAGCAACAATTAATTTGATCAGTTCTCAAAAATATACTTTAATAATAATACTTGGGTTAATACTTGGCATTAGTATAAAATTTCATACAATCATTGATAGTTTTTTTATGAAGTTAGAAGGCACTATTTTATTTGCTACATCATCAGCAATATTCTTAGCCACACTTGGTTTTCTGCTTAAATTTTTTTTTAAGAGAAAATTTGGAGATGATGATAAATAATTTTTAATAACACCACAGGAAAAATCATGAGCACAGGAAAAAGAATCTTAAATGAAAAAAGATTAAGTCAGCAAACTACACAAAGCAATCCCATCAAAGTTAAAGTTGAAACAGATACTATTCAACTTACAATAAGCAAAGAGTATCTAAAAAACAATAGTAATTTTGATATTTATAACACAATAATGTTAGCAACCTCACCTTTGTTTACTAATGAAAATAAATTTGTACCTAATACAATTGATAAATTTTCTCTTAATAAATTAGAAAAACCAAAAAACAGCACACTATTCCCACACATAGCTTTTTTCATAGAAAATAAAAATCATTATACAGGCGGCAGATATAGCTTATGGCACCAAGCAGTATTGCTGTCATCAATAACAAAGGTTACAATTATTACAAATTTAATTCCTAGATTTAGAGATGATTTTAGGATGTATGAAACTGATTTATTTAATATTGTTATTGACAATAATTACGAATTAAATAATTATAAAAATAATTATGATGTTGTAATTGGTACACCTTTAATATCTGGTGAATATGCAGCAAGATATGCAAAGAAATTTGATCTACCATTATATTTGCAATTATTTGAAAGTCCTAATTGGATTAAACAATTCAGAAATGATTCACCTGATGCTACAGAAGATTTTTGGGCAGGTTATAAAGAATGTTTGAAACAAGCAAATGTAATAATGGTACCAAGTTTCGAATCAATGAAATGGTTACAACAGTGGGATGATGATTTTAAGAATAAAAAAATTGAAGTTGTATACCCTTGTATCAATCAATGGGTTGCTGATTATGTATTGGCTAATAAAAGCGAAAAGAATTTGGATAAAATAAATTTAGTTATGTCATCAAGAATGACTAATTTCAAATTACCATTAGCAATAATAAAAAAGTTACCAAAGGATATTTATAGGTTTCATTTGATCGGTAAAGTATGGAGCACTACACAAGAGAGCATTGATGCTTTAATTGAAAAAGGTTATGATATTATTGTGCATGGTATTGTTGATGATACTGAAAAATTTAATATAATAAGAAATTGTGACATTCTAATACATCCTAGTTTGTTTGAAGGATTCGGAATGCCTCCAATGGAAGCATTATATTTTAATAAGCATGTTGTTGCTTATGATCTGCCAGTATTAAGGGAAATTTATGGTGATAATATAAATTATGCAAAATATAATGATCCAATTGATTTTGCTGATAAAGTAAGAAGTGTTAAGCATGATTCAATAAAGATAGTAGATGGTAAAATTAAAGATACCTTAACAATCCATGAAAACCTTGGTAGACTGCTTGATATATTAAACATCCCTAAAATTACTGCTGGTATGATTGTTTATAACGGCGAAGATTATATGGATTATGCAATTAGTTCAGTATATAAACATATTTATCAGTTAATAATAGTTGAAGGTGCTGTCAAAAAATATTCTAATGAACCAAATAGCACTGATAAAACCTTAGAAATTATCATGAAGCATAAAATTAATGATAAGGTTGGAAAGGTAACAGCAGTCATTGCTGATAAATTATGGAATGATAAAATTGAAATGCAGAATGTTATAGCAAAAAATATAAAAGGGAATATTTATTTGAAATTAGATCATGATGAAATATGGAACATTGAAACACTTAAAGATGCTGTTATGGAATTTTATAATGATAACAAACTAACAGTGTTAAGAATGCCATATTATCATTTTTGGCTTAACTTCCAAACAATAGCTAAGGATGCTGGTGGTAAATGGTCAACTTGCCATCCAAGGCTATGGAGATGGAATCCAGATTTTCATCACACTGTTAGTTTTAATCATTTTA